CTACTCCTGCTGACCTGAACGAGACTTCTCTTGAAGCCGCCGTTATTCAGATCGCTGCATGGACGGATGAGCGTGGTCTGCTGATCGCTGCTAAGCCTGTGAAGCTGGTGGTTCCTCCCTCGCTGCAGTTCGTTGCAACACGTATCCTGGAGACTGAACTCCGTACGGCTACTGCTGACAACGATATCAACGCTCTGCGGAACAACCGTTCGATCCCTGGTGGATACACCGTCAACAACTACCTGACGGATACCGATGCCTGGTTCCTGACCACTGACGTGCCCAACGGCCTGAAGCACTTTGTGCGGACCCCGATGAGCCAGTCCATGGACGGAGATTTTGATACAGGCAACGTTCGCTATAAAGCACGTGAGCGCTACAGCTTTGGATGGAGCGATCCGCTCGGGATGTTCGGCTCTCCTGGAGCTTAAGCCTTATAAATCAAGCCTTTGGGCTAGATTGGAACCCCGCCTTGCGCGGGGTTTTTTATTCCTGTATGATTACTCGTATCGTAATCAAGGAGGTGAAAATGGACTACCCAAAGACCCGTGCAGAAGCCAAAGAAACTGGAGCCGCCTACTACTTCACAGGACAGCCCTGTTCTCGTGGACACATAGCGTTGCGCAAAACAAAGGGGGTTTGCGTTGAATGTATGAAGGAAGACTGGGCTATCGACAATGAAAAGCGCAAGAGCAAACCCAAGTCAGAAGCAGCCAAAGAAGCAGGCAAGCGTTATTACAAAAAGAACCGGGAGGCTGTAATAGCCAGGTCCGCTGCCCGTCCAGCGCATGAAGTTCGTGCGTATAAAGACAAACACAAACAAAACAATCCTGAGTACTACAAAGCCCTCACCAGCGTCCGTAAACGCAGGCATCGTGCTGCTACGCCGCCATGGGTAACACCAGAGCAAAAACTTCAAATGCGCAAACTGTACTTAGAAGCGCAACGGCTAACTAAATTGACTGGTGAGCGATATGTTGTGGACCATATCGTCCCGCTGATAAATGACGCCGTGTGTGGGATGCACGTGCCTTGGAACCTCCGAATAATGACCCAAGAAGAAAATCTCAAGAAATCAAACAAGCTTCTTGACGCCCCAGAACCAGCATGATAAAAAGGTGCTACTAGGATTTTCGCTCACGCAGACTGACCTAGCAGACTTAGTAGAGACGGCGTGGGTTTGTGCTACTACACAAAGGAATTAACATGGCTACGACCACCTTTTCGGGCCCAGTTGTATCTGACAACGGATTTGTCGGTGCAATCACCGGAAACATCACAGGCAACGTCACTGGAAACGTCACCGGCACTCTGACTGGCAACGTAGTTGCTACCGCTGGCTATATTCAGCTCCGCACCGCCACTGCCGCAAACATTGCAGCGATTGCAAACGCAGTTAACACCACAGGCAAGGCGGCTGGCACCATCGTGTTTGACACGACCAACAGCAAGCTGAAGATCGCTACTGGTGCTAACGCTAACAGCACGTGGGTTGATGCAGACGGTACGAACGCTGTAACACCTGCATAACTAGGAGCCACTCATGGCAACGATGCAATATGATGTACTAGCGTCGGCACCATTAGAATCGACCGGTAACTTTCTGGATCAAAACGGAAATGCTATCGGTCGCGCACGGATCAAAACAATCTATGCAATTAATGGCGCAAGCGCTGGCTCAGTAGTTATCCGCAACGGCTCTAGCGGCAAGATTCTGATGACGGTCAATACTGCAGCTTCTTCAACGGCTGGGTACACCATCATTCCGATGCCCGGTGAGGGCATTCTTGCGGACAACGCACTGCATGGCACCGTGACTAACACCACCTCGATGGTTGTGATTTATGGCTAAGCCAGTCAAAAAGTCGGAGATGGCCTGCAACAAACCAAAGGCCACTCCCGCTCATCCTAAGAAGTCGCACATCGTAAAAGCCTGTGAGGGTGGCAAGGAAAAAGTCATCCGGTTTGGTCAACAAGGCAAGAAGATCGGCGAGGTCTCTGGGACGGCTGGTAAGCCCAAGGCTGGCGAATCTGACACGATGAAGGCTAAACGCAAATCTTTCAAAGCTCGTCACGCTAAGAATATTGCTAAAGGCAAGATGTCTGCTGCGTACTGGGCTGACAAGGTAAAGTGGTGATCAAATGACTGTTGAAATGTATGTGGGGTTTGTTTACTTCCTTCTGATCATTATTGGTTGGTTTCTTAAAGGGGTAATTGACTCTTCTAAAGATACCAAAGAACGTTTGAACGACTTGCGGGTTGAAGTTGCCCAGCAGTACACGCATAAGAACGACCTGCGTGACATCATGGTAAGTATCAACGAACGGTTTGATCGGATTGAGAAAAAGATCGACCGGCTTATGGAGGCCAAAAATGGCTGAGAAAGAAGATAAGCGCTCCACCAGAACCAAAATGATGGATATGGAGTATGAAAAGAACCCCGGCGTGATTACCGGTGTTGGTCGGATGCTGAGCCGTGCAGGCGATGCAGTGGGTTTTACCCAAGAGGATGAGTACAAGGGTAAGACAAAAGAGGAACTTGCTAAGAAAAAACGTGCTGGAGGAAAGATCGTGAACGAGAGCATGATGATGAAAAAAGAGGGCCGTGGTATGGCTAAAGCTGACATGCAGAAAGTCGCCTCCAAGGCCGTTAAGGGTCACGAGAAGCGCATGCACGGCATGAAAGCTGGCGGTACTGCATCTAAACGCGCAGACGGCTGCGCTGTCCGTGGTAAAACTAAAGGAAGGATGATCTAAAATGGCTAACACCAAACGCATGAACCGCCTTGAGGAACTAGGCCGTGTTGACTCCGAGAAGGCTTACACATCCAAAGGCAAAAAGAACCTTGCTGCTGAGAAGAAGCGCATCGTTGGTGAGATGAAGATGAAGTCTGGTGGCGTTGCCGCTTCTAAAATGGGCAAAGTCAAGACTTCTTCTAATCCTGATGGCGTTGCTGTTAAGGGCAGGACCAAGGGCACGATGGTCAAGATGGCTGCTGGCGGCGAGTCTAAAGCTATGGTCAAAAAGGAAATGGAGTTCATGAAGAAAAAAGGTGCTCCTAAGTCCATGGTTAAACATGAGATGGAAGAAGCTGGCATGAAGAAAATGCGCTATGGCGGTAAGTGCTAAATGATGCCCTCACGCGGGATGGGTGCGATCCGCCCATCCAAGATGCCTAAAGGGGAGACCCGAACCCGTAAAGACGGGGATAAATTCACCATGTATAAAAAAGGTGGAGAGGTGTCTCGCGTGAACGAAGCTGGCAATTACACAAAGCCTGGGATGCGTAAGTCGCTTTTCAATAAGATCAAGGCTGGTGGTAAAGGCGGCGCCCCGGGCCAATGGTCAGCTCGTAAGGCACAAATGCTTGCGATGCAATACAAGAAGTCGGGAGGGGGGTACAAAGATTGAAAGCCCCCCAAAAAAGCCTGAAGGACTGGACTGACCAGAAATGGAGAACCAAAAGTGGCAAGCCATCTACTCAGGGTCCCAAGGCAACCGGGGAGCGTTATCTCCCAGAGGCAGCGATCAAGTCTCTTTCACCTGCAGAATACGCAGCAACGACAAGAGCAAAACGAGCAGGAAAGAAGGCTGGAAAGCAATTCGTCGCACAGCCTAAGTCAATTGCTAAGAAAACAGCGAGGCACCGATAATGGCTAAAAAATTCCCCGACCTCACCGGTGACGGTCAAGTAACTCAAGCCGATATTCTTAAAGGCCGTGGTGTTGGCATGAAAAAGGGCGGCTCCGCTAAGAATTGGATTCAGGAAGCCGTTAAAAAGCCTGGCGCCCTACGTAAGCAGCTCGGCATCAAAGGTGACAAACCCATCCCCGCTAAGATGTTGGACAAGGCCACTAAGGCTCCCGGCAAGCTTGGGCAGCGTGCTCGACTGGCTAAGACTCTGAGGGGCATGAAGTGACGACTTCCGGTCTTAGCGTATTCAATCTTGACCTAAACGACATCATCGAAGAGGCGTACGAGCGGTGTGGCGTTGAGGTTCGCACTGGCTATGAGCACCGTACTGCTCGCCGGTCTTTGAACCTGCTGACGATTGAGTGGGCTAACCGGGGTATCAATCTCTGGACCATCGAGCAGGGCCAGATCCCCATGAATCAGGGGCAGATTGTTTACAACATCCCTGTGGATACGATTGATCTGCTGGACCAGGTTGTTAGAACTCAGACCGGTGTTGAGCAGACAGACATCAACATCAGCCGTATCAGTGTGGCTACTTACGCCACAATCCCCAACAAGAACGCTCAGGGCCGTCCGATCCAAGTATGGGTTAACCGCCAGTCGGGTGAGACCAACCTGACTTCAATCACGCTAAACGGCACCATCACCTCGACGGACACTACGATCACAGTCAGTTCTGCGGCCAATCTGGCTGGTGCTGGGTTCATCAAAATTGGTAGCGAGACTATTGGCTACTCCAACATCAGCGGCAATCAGCTTCAGTACTGCGTTCGTGGGGCAAACAACACCACGGCGGCATCCCATACGACGGGAGCTGCGATTTCGGTAGTTAATCTTCCGTCTATCAATGTCTGGCCCTGCCCGGATCAGGACAACTTCTACACATTTGTTTACTGGAGACTGCGTCGTATTCAGGACTCCGGTAGTGGAACTGCGACTGAGGATATCCCTTTCCGTATGCTGACCTGCTTGATTGCGGGTTTGGCCTACTACCTGTCTATGAAGATCCCTGAGGCAGCAAACCGGATTGAGATGCTTAAGGCATCGTATGAAGAGCAGTGGGCTTTGGCTTCGTCTGAAGACCGAGAGAAGGCTCCGTTGCGGTTGGCACCTAGAGAGATGTTCTACTAATGCCTAATCCATACGCTTCCGGTAAATGGGCGATATCGCAGTGTGACCGCTGCGGGTTTCGCTACAAGCTGAAACAGCTGAAAGAGATTGTTATTAAGACCAAGAACACGAATATCTTGGTCTGCCCGACATGCTGGGAGCCTGATCAGCCGCAGTTGCAGCTGGGTATGTATCCTGTAGATGACCCTCAGGCTTTGAGAAATCCAAGGCCGGATACGACGTACATCATCGCCGGTAACACAGGACTACAAATTGATCCAGGATCGGGCCCGCTGGGTAGCGGAGATCAGTCTGGTGGTAGTAGAATCATTCAATGGGGATTTGCTCCTGTTGGCGGGGCTCAGGCTTACGACACGGACTTAACTCCCAATAATCTGGTGCTCGGGATTGCCTTGGGTACCGTAACAGTAGCGACGACTTAGGAGTCTGTCATGCAAAAGAATATGCCCAAGAACGTTCCCATTGTTCCTAGCAAGAATGGCTACCCGAATAACATCCCTAACACGCAGACTGTGAAGACTCGTGGCACTGGGGCTGCTACTCAGGGAACCAACTCTTCTAAGAAGCTTGGATAATGAATTACGCAACTCTGTTCAAAACCATTCAAGGTTACGTGGAAAATGACTTTCCAGCGGAGACGCTTGGGTCTTCAACGGGGTCAGGCACGGTTAGCTTTACGGCTAAAGAACAGATTGATACGTTCATTCAAGAAGCTGAGCAGCGGATCTACAACTCGGTTCAGTTTCCTGACTTTCGCAAGAATCAGACTGGTACAACAACAGGCAGTAATAAATACTTGGCCACACCGGTTGACTTTCTTGCCCCCTACTCTTTGGCTGTTGTAGACCCCACGACGGGTGAGTACGAGTATCTTCTGAACAAGGATGTGAACTACATCCGGGCAGCTTATCCGAGTCCAACAACGACTGGGCTTCCCAAGTATTACGCTTTGTTTGACAAGAACACGTTTATTCTTGGTCCGACTCCTGCGTCCAACTACACGGTGGAGCTGCATTATTTCTATTATCCTGAGTCGATTGTTACTGCCGGTACGACTTGGCTTGGCGATAACTTTGATTCTGCTCTTCTGTATGGTGCTCTTATTGAGGCGTACACGTTTATGAAGGGTGAGGCCGACGTGATCGCTGGATACAACAAGCGCTACGAAGAGGCAATGATCCTGGCTAAGCGTCTGGGTGATGGCATGGATCGTCGTGACGCATACCGATCTGGTCAGGTCAGATTGTCGGTGAACTAACATGGCCTTTACTGGCAATTACACCTGCAACTCGTTTAAGACGGAGCTTTTGAATGGGGACGTGGATTTTAGCGCGGATACTTTCAAGATCGCCCTATACACGAACGACGCTTCGCTCACTGCCTCCACGACTGCGTACACAACTACTGGTGAGGTTTCTGCTACGGGCTATACGGCTGGTGGCAACACGCTGGTTGCGACGGTAAGTTCTACGGCTGGGACGTCATTTGTTAACTTCGCCAACACTTCGTGGTCTGGGGCATTTACGGCCCGTGGCGCTCTGATCTACAAGTACAACGGGACCACAAACCCCGCCGTCTGTGTTCTGGACTTCGGTGCAGACCGGACCTCTACAACGACATTTACTGTGCAGTTCCCAGCTACCAGCGCTACAACTGCTCTGATAAGGCTCGCCTAATGTTTGCTTCCATCATCTCCGAACCGCCCATTGTGGTTATCAAACCGATTCCGCCAAAAGAGTGGATTCCGGTTGAAGAGATTGAGATGGAAGGGCGGCTCAATACAGATCTCGACATCATCCGAGCGAATGTCCGCCAAAACGTACTCCTTGGGATACAGCAGGCTCAACCCCATCCGACGAACGACATTGAGGTCATGTTGGTCGGAGGTGCTCCTTCACTGGCTAAAGACATCGAGACCATCAAAGCGCTGCGCAGTCAAGGGGTAAAACTCGTCTGCTTAAACAACGCCTATCAGTTCTGTCTGGACCACGGCCTAAAGCCTTCTGCTTTTGTATTGGTGGATGCCCGAACATTTAACACGCGGTTTGTGGAGAACGTGATCCCAGACTGTAAATACTTCATTGCGTCTCAGTGTGATCCAGGGGTCTTTGCCAAGCTGCCTAAAGAGCAGACCTACATCTGGCACACCAGCGCAGAAGAAATCCGGGATATCCTATTGGAGAGCTATAACAAATGCTATCCAGTTCCTGGCGGATCAACAGTCTTGTTAAGAGCGATCCCTTTGTTTAGAATGTTGGGATTCAAACGTTTCCATGTTTTTGGGTGTGATTCATGCCTAGAAGATGGGGCGCACCATGCTTACTCCCAGCCCGAGAATGACGAGCAACCGGTTATTCCTGTGCGTATCGGAGACAAAGAGTTTATGTGTCACCCATGGATGATCTCCCAGGCCCAAGAATTTATTGACTTGGTTAAGTGTATGGGCGATGTTATGGAACTGGAAATCTACGGCGGTTTGCTCCGTCAAATCTTAGTGACTGGCGCAGATCGCGCCGCTTTAAAGGAGTTTTAAAATGGCTGCTTCAGCATGGCAACTTTATAACGATGGTAAGCGTTATATCGGGAACGGCACTATCGAACTGGGCGTGGGTAACTTCAAGATGGCGCTCTTTACCAGCGCCAGTAACGCCTCAACTTTCACCATCAGCACCTTTGCTTCGTTGACCAATGAGATTTCTGCAACTGGCGGGTATGTTACCGGTGGTAAGGCTCTGGTTCCTGCGACCGGCCAATGGACGACAGGTGCTTCAGCGAAGCAGATGAAGTTCACCTACTCCACAGTGGGCCTGACTTTTACGGCTTCTGGTGCTTCGTTGAATAACATCAAATACGCAGTGATCTATCAGTCGGGCGGAAAACTTTTGTGCTTCTGCCAGCTGTCTTCGACTCAGTTCACTGTGTCGTCGCCTAATACTTTGACGGTTCTACCTGCTGCGACGGGTGTGTTTACCCTGACCTAATAGGAGGTCGCTGTGGCGACTGAAACCGGTTGGGGAAGAGGTAGTTGGAGCTCTTATGGGTGGGGTGTCGGTATTCTTACGACACCCGACACAGGTGCTTTATCGTTTATTGGCGCCGCACCCGCCGTACTTACAGATGTAAAAATATCCCCCACTTCAGGCGTTCTGTCTTTTCAGGGCAGCTTACCCGACGCGTTTCAAAGCACACCAATTTTTACACAGACCGGTGCAATATCGGTCGAAGGATTTGCCCCTCCGCCAGTTGGTGTAGTACCAGCATCAGCTTCTTTAGCTTTTAATTCTGATGCCCCAAAAATATTAACCGGAGTATTTACACCTACTGGTGTTGCCGCTTTTTCGGGCGTTTCTCCGATAGTTATAACTAATACTTTTATTGCGCCAAATACTGCACCATTATTATTAAGTGGCAATTTACCTGGAGTAAGTTTAGGAGATGTATCGACCCCATCTACTACAAATTATAATATTGTAGGTGGTTTACCTTTAGTATCACAAAGTTTTGTTATTACACCCAATTCCGCCTCTATTTTTGCGGCAGGTAACGCGCCTACTTTAAGCTCTACTTATACACCAGCAACGGGCGCGGTAAGTTTTCAGGGTAGTTCACCTACACAAAATAGTTCAATAATTACTTTAACCAATAATATTGATATTGTTGGTTACAGGTAATATAATAACTCCTGTAGGAGCAGCCACTTTAGTCGGTGGGGTACCAAGTGTTGTAGTTAGCGGGTTTGTGAGCACTCCAGATACCGCCAATTTATCTACTCTCGGCGCCGCCCCCTCTTTAAATGTTTCTATAACACCTGCTTCTTATTCTACGGTACTTCAAGGTTCGGCGCCTGTAGCTACTTCTGGAACGGTAATAACACCTGCGGTTAGGAACTTAACTTTGGTTGGTAACTTACCTGTACCAATCCAGGTTAGAATTGTTGTCGTTGGATCTGGCACTTTAGGCTTGGTTGGTAGGGTTCCAAAGGCTGCGCAGTCAAAAATATTTACACCCCCGGCCGGGCAACTAAGTTTACAAGGATCTGCGCCAACGGTAAACAATCCGAATTGGGTGGTTATCGACGACACACAAACGCCTACTTGGGTTAACATACCAGATAGTCAAACACCAAATTGGTTGCCGGTAGCGGCATAGGAGCGATAAATGGCAAGTACTTACTCAGCGCTAAAGATCGAACTCATCGGCACGGGGGACCAATCCGGCACTTGGGGGGTAACAACCAACACTAACCTTGGTGATGGCGGCGCGGGCCTGGAGCAGGCGATTGTCGGTATGGCAACGCTGGTGACCGGGGACTTTACGACTAACTCGTACACGCTACCCTACACGGACACTAACGCGCTTCAGGACTTCCGGGCGCTGGTTTTAGACATCACAGCTACGCTTACTGGTGCTGGTACGGTGATTGTCCCGGCGATTCAGAAGCCCTACATCATCCTGAATAACTCCGTTGGTGGCTACGCTGTCACGGTGAAAGTCTCTGGGCAGACGGGTGTATCGGTCCCCAACGGGTCAAAGATTCTGGTCTATAACAACGGCACGGACGTTGGCGCTGCGATTACGCACCTGACTTCTCTGACGCTTGCTTCGGCCCTTCCTGTGGCCTCTGGCGGTACAGGCGTAACGGCTTCTACTGGTACTGGTTCTGTCGTTTTATCTACTGGACCGACCTTTACGGCTTACAGAGAGAGTGTCCAGACGGCTACTGTCTCAGCATCCACCTACAACATTGACCTAAGCCTAGGGAATATTTTTGACATCACCCTTGGGAACAATGTCACGTTTACATTTACTAACCCACCTTCCGCTGGGACGTCAGCTTCAGTTACTATAGTGCTGAGGCAAGATGCCACCGGAAACAGAACAGCCACTTTTACAGGTGCGCTGTACACAGACGGCAATCTCCCTCAATTATCAACTGGGACAAATGATATAGATGTACTTACTTTTTTCACCATAAATGGTGGTTCCTCTTATTTTGGTACTTTCGCAATGGCAAATGTTTCGTAAGGAGTTATTATTATGGCGCACAAAGCGAACGCTAATTTTTATTTGTATACTGGCTTAACTTCTAACGCTAGTGAGTGCAGTGAAGCATATGAGCACCTTCGTGCTTTGTTCCCTAATGAAGATAATACTAAATTAGGCGGTCCTTTTACCCATTTATTTTACGGGGATCCCTCCCAAATACCCGAAGTAATTACAAATTTACAGACGTGGTTTTTGGATATGGAACCGCTGGCTTTCCCATTAGTAACATATGATCAAATTTACGATTTTACTGACCAACCTAACAGGATAGTTAAATGCGTAAATGGTTTAGACGCAATTAAATCTACTGACTGGGTTGCGCTAACATCTTTTGCGGGGTAACTCGCCATGCCTTTAGCATTCCGCCAAGCACAGCGTCATAGTATAGTACCCAGTGGCAATATTGTTATTAATGCTACGGGTAATATTTTTATACCTTTTGGGGTTAACAGCGTTTCTGTAGCTGGTACAGGGGGTAATGGACAACCCGGAAACCCGGGTAGTGCTGGAAACGCTGGTTCTTCCGGAAACCCAGGTAATCCTGGCGTAGCCGGTGCAGGCGGTGCTGGAGGTAATGCTGGTGCCGCTGGTAACCCAGGTAATCCCGGTAATTCTGGTAACCCTGGCACTGCTGGTTCAGGAGGGGCTAGGGGTAATGGAG